TTCAGTGCCTCGTCCTGTCGGGCAAATGAACCCTCGACAGAGAACTTGTCACCCATGTCTAGCACAAGTATGTCTGGCTTGTATGACTTGCATACAGACTCTACCCATGCCATGTCACGTCCACCTGCTTCTTTAATCTTGATGTTATCCATCACAGGTTTGTACATGGCTGATGCCTTTGTCATATCATCTCGTATCTCACGGGCTGTCATGCCACAGGCGGCTGTCAGATATCTAGCACCGACACGGTGGGTAGGCTCTTCGTTACACAACACAATGCATCGTGCGCCTTGGTGAGCAAACCCACCCGGTGCAGCAATCAAGCTGGCATGGAAAGATGTCTTACCAGTGTTTGGTCTTGCACCTACCTCGATAAGCTGACCACCACTGACACCCTCTACCTTACGTGTTACACTAGGTATATTAAATGTCCAACGTGCTTCCAACTCAGCTTTAGCCATGAGTGTTTCAATACTGATATCATCCCACTCAATGTTGAGATTAGGAATGAAGTCATCACCGTAACGCTCAAGCAGATTGCGTAGCTTCTCAAGTGTAGCCGCATCACCATTGACCATATCAAAGCCAATGTTAGCTACATCCTCACCAACTACCTGCTGGAATAGTTTTGACAGCACCTCTTGTGCTACGTCACCACCCATCGGGTCTTCCTTCTTGATAGACGCAAACAGAGATGTATACGCTTGCTTCTGTGCTGTAGTTAGCGTTGGATTGTCTGACATGAACAGTGCTTCAATCTCATCTGGATTGACGGTGCGTTCATACCTGTCCATTGCTTTATCAATAGCCTGTTTAATCTTACGTACATCCTTACTGAACAGGCGGTCTGGACATTTAGAACCACGATGGTCATCGTAGAACGACTTGTCCATAAGGCTACGTACTAATGCTAATTCCATGCTGTATCTCCTATGTGGGTTAGTTGTTCGATATCTTCTTCTCTACGGTATTTCAAATCGTCTGTCAAGCGAAGGACACGGACATCATCCACATATCCTCTGAGTTCTTTCGCCATTGATAATGTCTTAGGCAGTGCATCGGGGTCTAGTGCTATGACTGCCGTTGAGAACTGTGAGAGATACTGCCTGTGGCTGGAAGATAATGACGTACCCAACACAGCAACCCCACACAATACATCATTGCCCACAATGGCTGCACTCACACAGTCCTCAACAACTACAGCGACTTTACCACACCCGAAGGTATAAGGCAAGCCACTATTTCCATATCGCTTCCATTTAGGTAAGCGTTTCATTACAGAGCGACCCGTAGCATCTACCATCTTGCCATTGTGAATGACGGGGAATACAACCCTGTCCTCTTTCACATCGTACATCAGGCCATGCTCTTCCATGTCCAAGCCCCAAGTCGCACAGAACCTATCAATGTATGCATTTGTGTGACTAGTCACCACGTATGGTGGCAACTCGAACTTGGCCTCTGCAAATCGTTCAGCATCCTTCATTGTATTACGGATATCATCAGCAGTCAGGTGTACCTTCTTGCCGCCAGATACATTACAGGATGCCTTGTAACAGTTCCATACGAGAGAACCCATGTTATTAGTCACTGTAAATGTTTTATAGCCACCACACTCAGGACAATTCATTCTCTTTGTCTGTCCATTAGGTATATCTATATCACTTATAGTGTTAAATATATTATTATACATGTATCACTCTCCTTGTTGGCACTTGTATGTGCTTATATCATGCATTTCTCGTGCGGTCAATGCATAATCTGCACTAGCAAACGTATTTTTCATGTACGGTTTAACGGACTGTGGGTTGCTATGTCCTGTAACCGACATTATTTGTGCCATACCGACACCTGCCTCAACCATTTCGGTTGTGCCTGTCCTACGTAAGTCCATCAGCCGTATGTCCTCAGACAGCCCTGCAAGCCTCATCACTTGCCGACCTGCTTTGGACAGTCTATCTATACTGTACGGGTGATAAACGCCACCAGCGGGTCTAGGACGGGGGGCAACGTACTGTTGAAAGCCGAAATCATCCTTCTGTTGCATCAGCATCTGTGTCAGGTCATCACTGATAGGTAGAGTTACCTCTGCCCTACGCTTTGACTGTTCCAAATACAGCTTCTGCTCATCCAAATCCACGACATCCCATGTAAGCAATCGCATATCACCCAATCGCTGACACCACTCATATGCCATGTGAACAATCAGGCCAATGTTACGATAAGCAAAGTCACTGTAACAGAATGACAGGAACTTCTGTATGTCATGCTCTGTCCATACAACCTTGCGTTGTTTAGGTGATTTACGCTTGATGTTAGCAAACGGATTGACAGTAGCATACTCCATCTCCATTGCGTACCTGTACACAAGGGATGACACAGTACACACGTGATTGGCAAAGGTGATGCCACGCTTTACCCATTCTTCGTATGCGTGTTTGGCTTGCTTGCTTGTCACTTCGTTGTACAACTCATTGCCAAACTCACCGACCAGCACGTTGAGAAAGTATTGATAGTCTTTCTTAGACTTCTCTCTCAACATACTGAAATCGTTGGAAGAATAGTATGTCAATACTAAATCTTTAACTGTTTTCATCTTAGTTCCTCACAATCTAAACTCTCAAATTCTTCAGACTCTACAAATCTGTAGGTTGCAAACTTGTAGTATTGACTAGTCCGGTCATGGACATAGACACCATCACCCAAATGTATTCCCCACTTGTTGAATATGCTATGCACATAATCCTCTGGATTTTCACCACGCTCATACCTAAACTTGTATAGTTTGTATTTCTTCCAATGCTTACCATTTCTTTCTTTCGTCCAGTACGGAACGTAACATTGCACCGTCCAGTAAACAAAGCGTGGCAAAAACCACGCTCCATTTAATGTGTTAGGCTTGTCACCTGCATTGAAACGCTTTGTGTAGGGTTGCCAATCATCGGTCATGCTGCAATCAACTCCTTGAATGGCTTGCTTTCAATCCACTGTGACACCTTGCTCTCACGCTGAAACATGGACACAGCACCTGTATCTTTGCCAGTGTTACGTAAGTTGAAACCGTTACGCTCATCAGCATAGCTGGCATAGTTAGTAAAGGCAGAGTACAATGCCCAGACATTCTGTCCACGCACACTCGCCTCTTGATTGTACAGGCTGAACATCTTGTCTGCCATCCGGTCAGACTTCAACAGGGTATCAAGCATAGCCTTGACATCACCTCTGTACAGAGGCTTGTTAGCCCAGCCTTGCAGACGCTCTGACTGTGCATAGAATGACTGTGTAGACTCACGTAAATCCCGGATGAATCTGTCCATAGTAAAGTTGGCAGTGTTCTTTCTGCGTACTTTGTCATGCTCACCACGAATCATACCGTTGGTGCAGAAAAAATCAATAGCACCAAAGAATGTCTGGTTAGAACAGCTACCATCAATCCCATGCAGGGCAATGATACGCTGTGCAATGGTAGTGCTGTGCTTGTCTGTCTCAATACGAGCAGTCACATTAGGCAGGGTCATGTCAAGCATAGCCCATGCATTTTGCCTAGCACTACGCCACTTCATGTTCATGTCCTCACACTGAGCCGCACCCAAGTTCTCAGTCACAGTGTCATGGACACCCTCAAAGAACTCTGTGTGTGATGCACAGTTGAATGTGTCACCTACGACACCAATGTATTCACCAGTGTCACCATTGATTACATACTTCTTGTCCTTCACCTTTGTAGGTTCAAACGCTACAGCAAAGTCAAGGTTCTCAGGAATCATGTCCTGCATTGGAAAATCAAACGGCATATCATATCTCCTTCTGTTTGTTAAATGTCAACTGATAGTTAGTTGTATATGTTTTATTCATCATTGTCAAGTTCTTCAAGCACATAGTCTGCGTAATACTTTGGTCTGCCTTCATCATCCATCTGAGGTACAAACTTCATCACCCTGTGTAGTAAACATTCAAGTTTTTCTAGCTTACCTACATCAGATATCCATAAGTCATTACATTCATGTACTGTCATAAGCATACTCTTCAAGTCATTGTGAGCGTTAAGAAACTCAACTCTTTCTTCGTGTGTTATATTCATGCTACTTCTCCTTTCATCCAGTTAGGCATACTACGTCCTTTGTTATACCTTGCGAACTTCATCTTGTCAACTGTGTAGAACGCACGATACGCTTCGATAGGCCACAACTCATCTGTCTTCAGGTGGTCTAGGCCACTGAAGCACTGTGGATGTGGTGTAAGTTGTCCGTCAGGTATCAGGTCAATACCACCAGCTATTGCTTGGCTATGCTTACCTGCACCATGCCACTTGCCATACCTGTGATGGTACTCGCATAGCATAGA